TAGCGAGCTCGTGCAGCTCGTGACGCCGCCGCTCGCCGTCCCGATCACGCATCCCGTGTATCTGATGGCGCAAGCGATGAAAGCGCAAAAGCCGTCGCCTGCCACCTTCAAGATCGGCACTCGCGCAGGCAAGGGGACGCAGGTCGCGACGCTAACACCGACCGTCACCGCGGCGGGCGCCACGTACACGTTCGCGATCAACGGAAAGGCACTGACCGCAAGCGTTGCTGCGGCAGGCACCGTCGCGCAGGCGTGCACGGCTATCGCTGCGGCCATCACGGGCGCTACGCCGCCGCTCGGTGTGACTGCCGTGGCGACGGCGACCGTAGTCACCGTGACCGCGTCAGTGGCCGGCACGCGTTACAGCTTTTCGTGTTCATCCAAAAACATCGCTTATTTGGAGTCGACGCCCGATCCCGTCACCAGCATCGCCACGGACCTGAACACGATCCGCGCATACGATCAGGACTGGTACGGCCTCGTGATCGATTCGACGGGGCCCGCGGAGATCCTAGCCGCGGCGAACTGGGCGGAGACTAACACCGTCATGTTCTGGCCGACGACCATGGACAGCGACGCCATCGGCGCGGCGTCCACGGACATCGGCACGCAGCTGAAAGCGGCGTCTATGACGCGCACCTTCACGACGTGGCATCACCGCGCAGCCGAGCAATGGGCGGGCGCGGCGTGGCTCGGGAAGATGCTCCCCAAGACGCCGGGCGCGGCGAATTGGGCGAACAAGGCTCTAGCCCTAGTGGACGTGTCGCCGCTGGACGATACGGCCCGCGGCAATCTCAAGACGAAAAACGTCAACTACTACGTCGCGATCAAGGGGATCGGCTTCACGCTGGACGGGCGCGCGGCGTCGGGTCGATTCGCGGACATCACGCAAGGCACGGACTGGTTTGAAGCGCGGCTCGAGGAAAGGATCGTCGGGCTGCTCGCGAACAATGACAAGGTGCCGTACACGGACAAGGGGATCGCGCTGATCCGCGGGCAGGTCGACGCGCAGATTCTCGAGGCCATCACGGCGACGATCGCAGACGGCGATCAGGATTGGTGGTCAGCGGTGCCGGCGGTCGCTGACGTGCCATCCGCGGACAAGATCGCGCGCATCCTGCGCAACGTCAAATTTCAGTTCGTGCTCCAAGGCGCGATCAACAAAGTGCTTATCAACGGGACGGTGCTGGTCGCCGCCGTCTAGCCGTGGCCGCGTAGGCGGGGAAGGATCTAACAGTCATGTCCAACATGCGCGCATGGAACATCCGGGATTTGTCGATATCGCTCAACGCGGTACCGCTCGACGACGGCGGCTACGGCGAAGACGAGGTGATGTCGCTCGAGTGGGCCGAAGATCAGTTTACGGCCTTCGTAGGGGCAGACGGTGAGGTGTCGCGCGCGTCGACGAACAACGGTCTAGCGACCGTCAGCTTGACGTATGCGCACACGGCGGCAGCCAACGACCGGCTGACGGCGATGCTCAAGGCCGATATGGCCACGCCGAACGGGGCAGGGGCCGGCATGTTTTCCGCACGTGACCGCTCGGGCCGCATGGTTGTCGCCGCAGAGCGCGCTTGGGTGATGGCATACCCGAGCGTCACGCTGGGCAAGACCATTCAAACGCTGCAGTGGAAGATTCAGCTAGCCGACGCCAGCGTCGCGACGTTCATCGGGGGGCGCTGACGCGTGGCGATTGAAGCCAAAGAAAAGCGCATCGGCGGCGTGACGTACCGCGTGACACAACTGCCCGCTAAGCGCGGTCGGTCGATGCTCGTGCGCTTTGTGCGGCTCGTGGGGCCCGGTGCCGGCTCATTCGTGGGGGGCCTAGGTCGCAGCAAGGATCAGACCTTCGACGGGGGGCTAGCGCTCGGCATCGCGGACGGGCTGCATGACTTGTGCTTGCGGCTGAACGACGACGACTTGTCAGCGATCTGCGATGAGTTCGCGACGTACACGATCGTCGTCAAGTCGCGCGACGTCGAGCTGCGGCTGTCAGACGTCTACGACGACCATTTCGCGGGCCGGTATGACGAAATGTTCGCGTGGTTGCGATATTGCTGTGAGGTGAATTTCGCGAGTTTTTTCGCCGTGTCGAGCAGCGCAAGCGGGCTGCTCGGGCGTCTGACCAAGCTGCTGTCAGTGTTGCAGCCCCTACAGACATCGATTGGGACATCCACCGGATCGCCAGTAGCGAGCACTACTCCGACAGCCTGATCACCGTCCAAACCCAGTGGTCGCTTGACGACCTTTACGAGGCCCACGCCGTGCTCGACATGTACGAAGAGTTAGATCGACGTGTCGCGGGGCGGGTGCCGCGATGACAGTCGTACGCGAGCTGATCACGCGGCTTGGTTTCGTCGTCGATCAGGAGTCTTTTCGCAAGGCCGAAAAGCAGATCGAGGATCTGCACAAGTCGCTCACGTCGGGCAGCTCGAGCGGCGCGGCCAAGTCGGGCACGAGTGCGCCCGAGCAAGCCGCCAAAGACACCACGAAGGCCGTAAACGAGACGCAGCAAGCGACGTCCAAGCTTGCCGAAACCTTCGCCATGCTCGGGCGTCAGCTCGCCGCGCTTGGCATCGGTGCGAAGCTGAACGAGTTCGTGCAGCTCGCGTCGGATGCAAACGAAACGGCATCCGCGATCGGGCAGATATTCGGCGCCGAAGGTGCCAAGCAGGTTGACGACTGGTCGCACGCCATGGGCGAGGCCATGGGCCGCAGCGCCTACGACCTGCAGGCGTATTCCGCGCGGCTTGGATCGGTGCTCGGGCCGATCACCAAGACGCAAGATCAAGCGCGGCTGATGGCTGAATCACTGTCAGGCCTAGCGGTCGATCTGGCGTCGTTTTTCAATACGTCCGACCAAGACGCGATGTTGGCGCTGCGCAGCGGGCTGACGGGTGAATACGAGTCGCTCAAGCGCTACGGCGTGGTCTTGAATGACTCGACGCTCGCGGAGATCGCGAGCTCGAAAGGCATCCATAAGAAGATCACGGCCATGTCGGTGGCGGAGAAGACCGAGCTTCGCTACCAGGCGATCATGGCTCGCACGAAGCAAGCGCAGGGCGACGCTGCGCGCACCGGCGAAGGCTTCGCGAACGCGACGAAAGCGCTGCAGGCACAGATCAAGACGCTCGGGATCGACATGGCGCGCACGGCGATCCCGGCATTTGAACGCCTGGTGCGAGCCGGGCGCGAACTGCTCAAGTGGTTCAATGAGGCCCGCCAAGGCACGAAGGTTTTGGAGTCGGCGTTTCTAGCGCTCGGTGCCGTGGTGGTGTGGCTCGGGCGTGAAACGCTGATGGCCTTCGCCGTGCCGCTCGTGATGATCGGCGCGATGGTTCTGCTCATCGATGAGCTATGGAACCTATTCACGGGCGGCAAGACCGTGATCGGTGAATGGCTGGACAAGTCGTACGGCATCGGCACCACGAACAAGCTGATCGAAGGCACGATCGAGTTTTTCAAAAAACTCAACGCGACGATCGAGCGGTCGATCAAGTACGTGTCAGACCTGGTCGACGAGTTAGGCGACCTAGACGGCGCTTTCGAAATGCTCGAAAACCGTTTTGCGGGCCCGAATGAAGATCGGGGCGCTGACATGGCCGTCCGCATGGCCAAGCTCAACGATTGGCTGATGAAGCCGATCCGCGATGCGCAAAACAAATACATCCGCGCGATGCATGCCAAGGGCCTCTTGCTCGACGTGCCGGAAATGGAAGCGCAGGCATATACAATCGCCAAGGGCAGGGGCGTCACCGCGGACATATACGGCCCCGAGGCCTCGGAGCGCGAGCAATACGATCGCGATCGTCGCCGCGGTCGTGAGGATGCACGGCGGCGCGGCGTGCGCGAGCGAAAGCAGGCTCGCGACGACGCGGAAGAAACCTATCAGCAGGAGCAAGCTGCGGCGGCGGCAGCTGCAGGCGTGCCCATGACGCCGGGCACGGCATGGTCAGCCAAGGCGCGGCGCAAGGCGCGGGAAAACGCGGCCGCCTTGGCGGGGCCAGCGTGGTCGATCAGCCCCGAAGAAGAAGCCGCGCGCGTCAAAGCACTCACGGAAGCATCGGGCGGAGCGTCGACGCTGCCCACGGCGATCGATGAAATGAATCAAGGCGAGTCGATCAGCGCCTACGCGGCCGCGGCGCTCGAGGCCTCGGCCGGTGCACCGAACGCGTCGACCATGCCGAGCAACATGTCGGTAAACGTGTCCATGCCTGCCCCCGTGATCAACATCCACGGCGACACCGAGCTCATCAAGAAAACAGTCGACAAGACTTTTGACGATCAACGCAAGCGCGCTGCAGCCGCAATCCCGCGGCGGGGCGGGACGTGACGCATGGCCCCCAAGCCCACACACGCGGAAATAGGGCCCGTATGGATCGACGTGTCGATCAGCGAATCGCATACGATCGGCGCTGACGTCACGGATCATCCGGTCGAGGATGGGATCGGCATCACGGATCATATACGGCCCACGCCGCGTACGATCCGCATTGAAGGCCTGATCACGAACCACCCGCTAGAACTCCCTATGACGCACGCGGGCACGGCCCAAGTGGACACGCAGGCGTTTTCACTGCGCGTGCCGGCTAATCCGCTGCCACGGATCCCGCCGCACACCATGACGATCCAAGGCGAGCCGACGACGTACGGCCTCGACATGATCCCCGGATTTGGGCAGGCGTCGTCGCTAGCAGGTGCCATCACGGGTGCGCTCGGGCTGCCGATCGCCTTGCCGCGGCGTGAATATTCGATGGAAATGCATCACGTCAACCGTGACGCCGAGCAGTTCGTGCACTGGGCAGGGCTGCGCTTTACCGAGGATTTCGATCGCGTGCGCGCGGTGTACGACGCGCTGTGCCGCGTCGTAGAGCTCGCTGAACCAGTGCAGCTGATCACGGGCCTCGAAGTCTACGATTCGGTCGCGCTCGCGGATCTCGAGTTCGAGCGCTCGGGCAAGCACGGCCCCAAGTCGCTGTCTTTTACGGCGACGTGCAAAGTG